AATAGGGAGAACCTTATCCATAAATCATGCCACTGTTATGCATGGATTAAAAAAGGCACTTCCAGCAATACTTATGCATGATAATTTTAAAAAAAGAGAACACGATAGGTTGCTAAATAAATTTGAGCATTACAATAAAATAAAGCACAAAAAATTTGAACTAGATGAACTTGTTATAGAATACAATAAGATCCTTTTAGAAAATACAGCAATAGAAAATATCAATAAAGAATTAAGAGCTGAGAATGAAGAATTAAGAGAATTAATTTATAAATTGGCTGACACTGACTAACTTTGTATTATGGCAAACCCTTATTCAAAATATTTAGGAAAAGAAGATAAGCTACAAAATAGGGTTATGAGATATTTAGAATTTAAATATCCAAAAGCATTGTTCACTCATGTAGCTAATGAAGGTAAAAGATCAGCATTTGAACAGTATAAATTAAAATATTTGGGAACTAAGCCAGGAGTTCCTGATGTAATGATATTTACACCAAATAAGCATTTTAATGGCTTAGCTATTGAATTAAAAGCTGGGTATAATAAACCTACAGAAAATCAGAAAAAGTGGCTTAAATGGCTTGAAAATGCGAAATGGAAGGCATTATGGTCAAATAATGAAGATGAATGTTATAAAATTATAGATGATTATTTTAACAACAATTTAGAAAAATGAGTAAAACCAGAGAAATTTATTTTGAAGAAAACGAGCAGAGAGTAAGGTGGACACAAAGTAGTTCTAGTGGCTTTAAGTACGATTACAAATATGTAGGCAGTGCATCAGAAGCCGAGTTTGATTTATTAATGGAGTTCTTATGGTTCTTGTATGAAGATAGAAAAATTTCATATAGGGATTTTAAGGAAACCTACGATGAATTAAGGAATTTTTGTGATCAACTTAAAGGATTAGTCGATTAATTAGATATGGAATATAATAGAATCTACAAACCGGAAAAGTTTGATAACTATACTATTGTGCCAGTTTATATATTTAGGCATAAAGGAATATCTATGGCTGCAAGTGGTTTGTATGCCTGGATGTTTAGTCATAGATCAGATCAAGCTATTACAACAGAATATATTTCTGGGCATTTTAAAGAAAGCAAAGAAACCATTAGAAAAAGAATTACTGAATTAATAGATACTGGGTTTCTAATTAGGGAGAAAGTATTAGACAATGGAAAGTTTAAAGGGATTAATTATTACCTAAATGATAAACCACACAAGGAAAAACCAGACAAGGAAAAACCGAGCATGGATTTTTCTTCACAAAGTAATATTAATAATATATATAATAATATAAATAAAAGTATTATTAATGCATACCCTCATTTTAAAGAGCTTTTTGCCACTAAATATCAACCCAAAAATAAAACCCAGGAATTGAATTGGATTGAATGTATTGATAAATGTGTGAGAATAGATGGTTACGATTTAAAGGAACTTTATTTAGTTGTTAAATACATGAGAGATGATGAATTTTGGTCAAAGAGATTCATGACACTTCTTAAATTAAGAAATCAAGATAAAAATGGAATTAAGTATGTAGATAGATTTTTTGATGATTATAAAAATTTCAACAAACCTAAATGTTATTGGAAGATAAAAAACATTGTAAAATATGTAATTTATAAGGATCCTGATGGATCTGAAAGATTAGGAGCTGTAACCAAAACAACAAAACTTAATGAATTTAACTTATCTCAAAGATTAAACAAATTAGAAATTGAAGAATTAAAAAATCACATAAGATGAAAAAAAATAAAGTATATAAATTAGACAAATACGAGAAGCAAATAGTTGAGCTGGTGGCCAATCAAAGGCAACAAAATAAAGTTGATACTGGTTGGGATGGTTTTAGAACTGTAAACAAAGAATCTTCATTTGAATTAAATAGAGATGGTTTTGGAGCAGAATTTATTTTCTGTAAGATTTTAAATTTATATCCAGATTTCAGCATTCATAATACTTCCAAAGTATTAGGAACAGATTATTACGATGCTTATTGGTGTGGAATGACAGTAGATGTAAAAGTTAATAGAAATCCTGATCATCCACTTATGATTCCGGAATATGCAAAATCAGAATGTAAATTGTTTGCACTCTTTAGTTGTTTGTATCCTAGATATAGATTTGAAGGTTTTGCAACCAACAGAATGATTTTTAAAAAATCAAATTTAAAAATGACTAGAGTTATGTCGTATGTGTTAGAAAAAAAATTATTGTTAGATTTGGAACAATTAGATATATAGAAAATTAGAAATTAGAATATTATGAATTATTTAGAGCAACTCCAGGATCTTGGAATTGTCTTAAAAAGACAACATGGATCTACTAAAACAAAATGTCCAAAATGCAGTCATACAAGAAGAAATAAAAATGATGATTGCTTATCAGTTAATATTGATGAAGGATTATATAACTGCCATCATTGTGGTTGGCAAGGCAATGTTATATTTCAAAAGAAACAAGAATACATCATTCCCGAAAAAGTAAAAGTTAACTTAACAGATAGAGTAGTAAAATGGTTTGCAGCAAGAGCAATAACTGAGCCAACCTTAGCTCATTGGAAAATTGGTGAATCATTAGAATATATGCCACAAGTAAGGGCAAAAAGAAAGTGTATCAACTTTAATTATTATAGAAATGACAACATTGTCAATGTAAAATACAGAGATGGTCAAAAGAATTTTAAACTTGTTTCTGGAGCTGAATTAATATTTTATGGTTTAGATAATATTAAAGATTCTAAAAAATGTTATGTAGTAGAAGGAGAAATGGATGCATTATCACTTCATGAATGTGGTTTATATTCAGTTGTTTCAGTTCCAAATGGAGCTTCTAAAGGATCTCAAAAATTAGAATATTTAGATAATTGTTATAAATATTTTAAAGACAAAGAAGAAATTATTCTTTGTACTGATAATGATGATGCTGGATTATCACTTAGAAACGAGTTAGCTAGAAGATTTGGAAGGTTTAAATGTAAATATGTTGATTTTGGAGAGTTTAAGGATGCTAATGAGGTTTTGATTACTAAGGGAGCAGAAACACTTAGAAACATTATTAAAACAGCTAAAAACTTTCCTTTAGAGGGTGTTTTAAACATTAATAATATTTGGCAAGATGTCATTAACTTTAATGAAAATGGAATTGTCAATTACTCAGTGGGTTTACCCGGATCAGATACTAACTTCAAAATGGCATTTGGAGAATGGACAGTGGTTACTGGTATCCCTAACTCAGGAAAATCAGACATCCTGGATCAAGTTCTTTGCAACATAGCCACTAGACATGGTTTTAGGTGTGCAATGTTTTCACCAGAATCATTTCCATATGAAGGGCATATCAAAAGAATAGCTAATAAATTAAATAAGAAAAACTGTAATACTGATGATCTAAACAATACAAAAGATTTTATAGAAGAACATTTTTATTGGATAAAAATTAATTTAGAAAACTTAACTCTAAAAGGTATATTAGAAAGATTTAGAGAGCTGGTATTTCAAAAAGGTGTAAATGTTTGTGTTATAGATCCTTGGAATATGTTAGATCATTCAGCACAAAGAGATCATTCCTACATTGGTAAACAATTAAGTTTCATTACTCAGTTTTGTCAGCAAACTAATACTCATTTATTTTTAGTGGCCCATCCTAGAAAAATAGAAGCTGAGGATGGTGTTTATAAAATGCCAAATTTGTATTCAATTTCTGGATCAGCAGATTATTTTAATAAAGCATTTAATGGGATTGTTTGTCATCGTGTAATTGGAAACAAAACAAAATATGGATCTGATCTTGTAAAAGTATCATTTCAGAAAATAAAAAGAAAAGAAAATGGGCAGCTTGGGGAGATAGAAATCTGTCCTGATTTTGATAATGGTGGTATTTATGAACCAGCTGATCAAAACACATCCCCAATACAAATACAAAAAGATAAAATACCCTTTTAATTATGAATCAACAAGAATATTTAAAACTAAGAAAAGAGCTTATCAATTTAGCTCAAAAAATTATGGATGATAAGCAACCAGAATATACCAACAATAATGTTGATGTACTTCATAACTTTAAATCATCAGCAAAAAGAATAGGAATAGATCCACTGCAAGTTTGGGCAACATTCCTGGATAAACACATACAAGCTATTTTTAGCCATGCAAGTAATCCAAACATGATAAAAGCTGAACCTATTGAAACTAGATATGCAGATGCATTAAATTATTTAATTTTAGGTATGGCATTAGTTGTTGAAAGAAATAAATCTCAACATGAAGATCTTAATTTAATTTATAAAAGCATAGAATGAATATATATTTAGAAGCTAAATCCTGGTGTTTAAAGCACAATATTAAAATTTACATAGTTCCTATTAGAAATAAAAAGGAATGTTATGTAGAAGTAGATAACAATGGAAAAATAACCAGATCCCCAGTTACTTATAAAAATCAGAGTGTTGCATCTGATAAAATATGGGATCTTAACTTACATTTCTTTGAAAATTACAAGAAAAACCTAACATAAGAAGCCAGGTGGAAGCTATTGGCATTAGGTAATTAGAGGGGGTTTTTTAATCCCCTTTTTTTTTGTTTAAATTTGCATTATGAGTAAGCAAAATGTAACATATAAAAAAAGACAAATGCTAACAGCTCTTGAACAGAACCTTTGTGTGGTTTCATCAGCAGCCAGGGAAGTGGGTATCAATAGAAAGACACATTACGACTGGCTAAAGAAAGATCCTAAATACAGAGCAGAGGTAGAAGATCTTGAGAATGTAACATTAGATTTTGCTGAGAGTGAATTACATAGGCAAATAAAAGATGGTAACACTACAGCAACAATTTTTCTTCTTAAAACTAAAGGCAAATCAAGGGGTTATGTTGAAAAGCAAATTACTGAGGTTCAAGGAGATATTAAATCTAGATTAATTGAATGGACACCGGCCCAGGGAAAAGACAACGAGTAAAAGAGTATTGCAATAAGCAGTTTTATCAGGCAGCTAATTCTTCTAAGAGATTAAGAATATTTCAAGGTGGAACTAGATCCGGTAAATCCTGGAGCTTGATGCAGTATTGCTTATATCTTATGACTACTGAGAAAGAACCACTGACTATAAGCATAGTTAGAAAAACCCTCCCAGCACTTAAAAGATCAGTTCTAAGAGATTTTCAGCATATAGCTAAGGGTTTGGGTATATATTTTAAGGGGATCCATAACAAAACAGATAACACTTTTGAGTTCAATGGCCATACATTAGAGTTCTTTTCTACTGATGATCCACAAAAGATAAGAGGTAGTGCTAGGGATATTCTTTGGATGA